ACGCTGTTTGGGCACATAGTTAAAAGAATTGAGAACAAAGTTTACAAAAATAAACATTTCATTAAGCATATTCCCGTTGCTGAAAGAATGAAATATATTTATGGATTGTTAGAAGGCAATGGTAAGATCTATGAAACAGATTTTACAGCATTCGAATCAACATTCACTAAAGAAATGATGCAAATTTTTGATTTTCAATTGTTTGATTACATGGTGCAGCATATAAAAGATGATAGTAAGAAACTTTGTCATAAGTTGGGTAATAAGAACACACTTAATTTCAAAGAATATTCTTATGAGATCGAAGCGATGAGAATGTCTGGTGAGATGACAACAAGTTTATTTAACGGTTTTGCTAATTATGCAATATTGAATTTTATTACTTGTGCTGTGAAACAGTATTATGATAAGACGGGTTTAGTATTGCATACAATAGACGACATCGATGTCGTTTATGTTCCAGGCCTTCAATTGGTTGTTGAAGGTGATGATGGTTTATTCAGATTTGATTATGAAATTGATGATCATTTGTTTCAAGAATGTGGTTTTTCTGTTAAGTTAGAAGAACGCCAAGACATTGCTAGCTCTATGTTTTGTGGTCTACTTGGTATTGAAGGTTCTAAAGCTACTTTAACTAACCCAATCAAACAATTAATTGGACTTGGTTGGGTCGGTTCTAGATATGTGAATGCTAGGGATACCACTGTGACTGCATTACTGAGAGCCAAGGCAATGTCAATAGCACATCAATTTCCTGGATGTCCCATCATTAATTCTGCAGCCAAATCAATTCTGCGATTGACTAAACACCAACATTCTCATATGTTGGATTTGGTACATAAAACGCATTACATGGGTGATTTATACAAATACGAACAATTCATCAAATTTGGAAATGAAGTACCTATTGTTGAGACCAATGATAACGATCGTATACTGATTGAAGAGCATTTTGGGATCTCTGTCAAACATCAAATAGAAATTGAAAAATATTTCGATAGTCTTGAAGTGATTCGCCCAATTCCTCTCAATTTAGTTCGTGAGTATCTATCAGATGATGTGATTTACTTCTCTGAGCAATATGTGTTTCGTGTTCCAAAGATGGATAGTTTTGTATATGTTTCGTTGCCCATGAATAATGATGATTCATTTCTTCCTGATATATTCAGGCGGAATTAAATCATCATTTAAGCCACCCTTATAATATGGTTTGAAAAGTAATTAACTGAAACTTCATGAGGTTCAG